CGTAGAAGGGCAAGCATCGGCGGATGAGAAGAGACGGAAGCTTGAAAGATTGAGACGTGGGTTAAAGTCTACAATCAAAACATCAGCGCGAGGTCTTACTGGATCCGGAGCTGATCTTGCATCACAAACATTGTCTGGTAAATCTAAACTAGGAGCTTAACGTGAAGATACCTTTTGATAACAAAGAGATCTTGCAGAAGAGGTATAACCAAATGTGGCTGGAAGCTAATAAGTGGACAGCTGCGTGGAAAGAGCTCGCTAAGTATATTAATCCTACAAGAGGAAGATTTGACGACGTTCCTAATCGCGGGAAGATGATTGATCATACAGTTATTCTAGATGGGCACGCTACCCAAGCAAGTAGGATTCTTGCTAGTGGTATGCAATCTGGGATGACGTCTCCAACTCGTCCGTGGTTTAAGTTGTCGATTGACGATGACGCATTAGCCAACCTTCCTCCTGTCCAGATGTGGCTTGACGAAACGCAGAAGAGTATGTTGAAGATCTGTAATGCCAGCAACATCTACGGAGTCTTTTATCAGATGTATGAAGAGATAGGAGATTTTGGTACGGCGGCAGCTATTTTTCTTGAAGATTATGAAGATGTTATCAGGGGAAGATCTTTCACGATTGGCGAATATGCTCTTGGGATTAATGATAAAGGTGTAGTAGACTCTTTTGCAAGAAAGATGAAGATGACAGTAGGACAGATGGTAAATATGTTTGGGTTAGATAATTGTTCAGATACAGTTAAGAATAGTTATAACACAAATAATATTGACGTTTGGATAGATGTGTATCACCTGATTGAGCCTAATGATAAAAGAATTAAAGGCGAGATCGGGGTAAAGAATATGGCATTCAGGTCTGTATATTGGGAGAGTGGGACTGGGGAAGAAGTTCTTCAAGTTGGAGGATTTGAAGAGTTTCCTGTAATAGCTCCAAGATGGGACACTATCACCACCGATATGATTTATGGATACGGCCCGGGATGGCATTTGCTTGGTAATGTCAAACAGCTGCAAAAAACCCAACTGGATAAACTTCTTGCTCAAGAGAAGAGCCACAACCCGCCAATGCAGAAGGATTCTTCTGTTGATGGGATGGTGGATCTTCTTCCGGGTGGAGTTACCACTTCTTCCTCTACGCTACCGAACGCCGGGATCCGGCCTGCATACCAAGTAAATGCTAATTTAGAATCTTTCTTAGAGCTTATTGAATCACTAAAGACGTCAATTAACAAGGACTTTTTTGTTGACTTGTTTTTAATGATGATTAATTTCGATAAGTCTAATATGACGGCGACGGAAGTTGCTGAACGTCAGCAAGAAAAGATTTTAATGATGGGGCCAGTTTTAGAGAAGTTACAGAAAGAAATGTTAGATCCGTTTGTTAAACGTATTTACGGAATTATGGAAAGAAACTTTCTGCTTCCGCCTCCACCAGAGGAAATGGAAGGGGCAGAAATAAAAATTGAATACGTCTCAATTCTTGCGCAAGCTCAGAAAGCTGTTGGTATTGAATCTATCAGCCGCGTAATTGGGTTTATTAATGGAGTAAGCGCGATCAAACAAGATGCTGGAGACGTTTATGATATAGATGAAGCAATCAGGGAAGTCGCGAAGATGGAAGGTACGCCGGCTAAACTTATTGTGGAACAAAAAGTTGTTGCTCAGATCAGAGAAGGTAGAGCTCAGCAGCAGCAAGTTGCTCAGCAAATGGAAATGGCTTCTAAAGGAGCTGACGCAATGAAAACAGCATCCCAAGCAAAGCTGGATGACGATAATATGCTTTCTAGAGCTACCGAAGGGATGGAACAATGAGCGAATTCCAAGATTTAACGAAACAGCAAGAAGAAAAAGATCGAATTGAGAGAGAGAGGCGCAGACATCTTAATGACATCTGTAAAATTGTTAGCCTTCCCGAAGGCCGGAGGTTCTACTTTTTCGTGCTTAAAGAAGCCGGAGTATGGAGAACATCTTTCACAGGGAACAGTACCACGTTTTTTAATGAAGGAGCTCGCAACATTGGTCTTGTTGTTTTAAGAGATCTAATGGAAGCGAAGCCCGAAGCTTTAACTCAGATGATGAATGAGAACTATTCTGAGATTAAGAGCTTTAAGAACTTACAGGAGAAAAAATAATGGTAGAACCTATTACGCCTACGGACACCCCACAAGAACCCGTAGCGCCAGTAACAACAGAAACACCCCCAGCAGCAGAACCGACAACGATAGACCAAGACGAAACAACCTTGTTGGGGAACAAAGGTGAAGCTGAACCAAAGGAGCCCGGCCAAACGGACGAGCCCAAAGATGAGGACAAGCCGATAGAAGGGGTGCCCGAGAAGTATGACCTTAAAATGGGAGAGGGCGTCGAACTTGATCAAGAAACTCTAGAATTGTTTACACCGATATTCAAAGAGCTTGGATTAGAGAATGAAGGTGTGCAAAAGTTAGCAGACGTGTATGTTCCATTAGCGCAGAATATAGAGGAACAAGTCCGGCAGAAATCTCTTGAAGAATTTTCAGAGATGAAGAAGGAATGGAAAGCCGAAACTCTAAATCAACTTGGAGCAGACTCGGATAAACAGTTAGCTGTTTGTGCCAAAGCTATTGATACGTTTGGTGGTGGAGACGAGGCTCGGGAGCTATTAGATCAAACAGGAATTGGAAATCATCCGGTGTTTGTCAGGATGATGATCAATGCCGGTAACACAATAAAAGAGGATACTTTTATTGAGCCTAAGGTACCTACCCTTCCGGGGCAGACACCTGATGAACAACTCAAGAAATTATATCCGACTATGAATAAAACATAATTATAATTCAATTAAGAAGGGAGCTTAACAATGGGAGCTTTAACATCTACATGGCCAACCTTACTTGATGTGTCGAAGTCAATGGCACCTGATGGTAGTGTTGCGGCAGTTGCGGAAGTCTTAACGACTTACAATGAAATTCTTGATGATGTTCCTTGGTATGAAGGAAACCTTCCTACCGGTCATCAAACCAGCATCCGTACAAGCTTACCAACACCAAAATTCAGACTCTTGAATCAAGGTGTTGTTCCAGCTAAGACAACTAGAGGACAGATTGTGGATCCTTGTGCGATCATGGAAGATCGTAATCATATTGACGTTGATCTTGCTAGCTTGAACGGTAATACAGCAGCATTTAGGAAATCCGAAGATGATGGTTTTATCCAAGGGTTTAACAAGACGTTTGCTGATACTTTAGTTTATGGCGACGTTTCTACTGATCCAGAAAAGTTTAATGGTCTTAGCTCGCGCTATTACTCATTAACCGGCGAAACTACTTCCGCGCAAGTTATGGCAGCCGGTGGTGGAACAGCTGGACAGAACACATCTATTTGGCTGATCGGATGGGGGCCAAAGAGAGTTTACTGTACTTATCCAAAAGGAAGTATGGCTGGTTTGAATTTTGAAGATCGCGGAATACAAGATCTTTTGATGGATTCTACTACTGGCGCGTACATGAAGGCATACGTTTCTTGGTTCCAATGGAAATGTGGGCTTGTTGTTGAAGATTACCGATACGTTGTTCGTATCTGCAACATTGATCATACTGCGTTATTAACTGCATCTGACGCAACGGATACATCAGCTAATATCATCAAACTTATGACTAGATCACTTAGCAAGTTACCGCCTGTTGCTGGTATCAAGCCTGTGTTCTATATGAGTTCCGATGTTCAGTCAATGTTATCAGTTAAGTTGATGGATAAAGGCAATGTATTTTTGACAATGAACGAAATCAAAGGCACTCCTGTATTCAGACCGAGCAACACTCTTCATTTCCAAGGCGTTCCTTGCCGTAGAGTAGACTCGATTCTTAACACAGAAGATCCTTTATCTTAATAGCAGTTTAACTTTCTAAATGTGAGGAAGGAGAATTAAAAATGATTATTGATAATTTTTTGAAAATGGCTGATGCAATCACAGTTGGAAGTTCTACTGCGGCTGTTATCACCACTAGCTATGTCGATACTATCGCCGAGGCGGATGACTATGCTGGTTGTTTTATAGTACACCACGCAGAAACAGCTATACTTTCGGGTACTGCGGCTGCTACGGTTAACTTCAAGCTACAACATTGCGATACAACTGTCGCGTCTGCGTTTACTGATCTTGTAACTTCTGGAGAGATTGACGATGCTCTTGTTGTTGCTGGATACATGAGCGCTATCCGGATACCTCCTACGGGAGTGAAAAGGTATATTCGTGGTGCTATCATAACTTCTCAAGTTACGACTTCGGGAACTGTTAGCACTTTTATCACGAAGGATATTGACATCAATATGCAATTAGTAGCATAAGGAGATAGTCAATTATGAAAACGTATAAAGTTCTTACAACTTGTACTGTTGGCACTAAGTATTACGAGAAAGATCGCGTCATCGAGCTTGATGATGACGTTGTTGTTTCCAAACATCTTGAACTTGTTTCAGACGATTCAGCGAAAGTTGCTAAGCCTGTTGACGAGAGTTCGACTTTGAGTGGTATGCAGAAAAAACAAGTCGAGCTTACAAAACCGAAAACAGGATTTGCGGCTCAAGCAGAACCAGAGAAAAAGTTTAAGCCTGAGTTTGGGAACAAAAAGAAAGCTAAGAAAAAGTAGTATTTGGGCGGGGGGTTGCGGCTCCCCGTTCATCATATAGAGGAACGCTATGTTTAATCAACTCGAAATATGCAATCTCGCTCTTAGCCATCTTGGTATGAACGAGATTGAAGATATAACAGACGCAAATCCGTCTGCTGAGACTTGTAATAGACTTTGGCTACCAACTCTTTACGACGCGTATCGAGAAGCCAAATTTCCTTTTTGTACTTATACCGCTGAACTAACAACATCAACCGCGACAGTCTTAGGCTGGGATTATACTTTTGGGTATCCGGCTCTAGCTGCTGTTGTATGGTATGTTTTTGACGAAGGTTCAGCTGACAAAAAGCATGAGCAAGAGTTTGAAGTTCAAATGGCGTTGGATGGAACAGCTGCCAGTAAAATCATTTGTTCTAATTTTGCTGAATGTTCCGCTGAATATACATATATCACAACAGATACCACGCTATTTGATCCTAAATTTACACTTGCCTACTCTTATAAGTTAGCCGGTAATATGGCACACCATCTTATTGGCGATGCAGATAAAGGGCTTAAACTGATGGAAATGGCAACCCATTTGATGTCAGAAGCCAAACGAATAAACTCGATAGAAAAAAGGAAGAAGCCGGGCCAGACATCTGGTTATGTAACATCTAGGGGGTAAAGTATGGGTGGTAGTCCTATTAGACCAATACAACCTAGCTTTGCCTCAGGAGAAGTCTCTCCAGAGATCTATGCTAGAGTTGACATAAACAAATATAAAACTGGCTTAAAAACCTTGCACAACATGATTTCTCATCCCACAGGCGGGGTAAGTAATCGTCCGGGTACAAGGTTTGTGGCGGAAGCTAAATATTCGGACAAACAATGTATTGTCCAAGAGTTTATCTTCTCTCAGACAGATCGGTATGTCTTAGAAATAGGAGAAGAGTATGTAAGATTTTATACAAATGGAGCGAGGATAGCAATAACAGCTGTAAGTTTAACGGACTTTGATCCGTCAGCCTCTTATACCGCGTTCACAGATTATTGTAAAGTTGGTGGTTATATTGATCTCGATTTTGGAACAAGTAAAAATTTATATGTCGCTTCTGAATATGGAACCAGCGTCTCTGGAAAGAGTGTGTCTGTTGCTACTGCTGGTTCTGATGTTATGTCTGTTGGATATGTCGCGGGCGCGATAACAATAAACCTCGCTGATACGACTCCAGCTAAGAATTCTGCTGATCTTATACAAGTTCAACTCAGGGCTGCTGACGTATCCCTCGCGGCTTGGACTGTAACTGAAAACGCTGCTTATGCTGCTGGACGGCCTACTTCTGCTACGATTGCTGATGACGATTTGACTGTCCACGATGAACTGTATTTTTGTATTCAAGCGATTACCGGAACCGCAACAAACACATCTTTCTTTCCAGCCGTTGCAACAACTTATTGGTCAGAACAATCTGCATACGAAGTAGAGACACCCTACCAAGAAGAAGATCTTATGGACTTGAGGTTTGAAACTTCTGCTGACACGATCTTCATTACTCACGCGGACTACCAAACAAGAGTTTTAGAACGATACGGCGCTACTGATTGGCGCCTTTCTTTATATGAACCAGAGGACGGGCCGTTTATGGCAGAGAATTCTACCACAACAACAATCGCTCCGTCTGCTGTTACTGGCGCGGCGATAACTCTTACTGCATCCGCGTCAGCTTTTGATTCTGACGATGTAGGAGCGCTGGTCAGAATTAACCATTATATTGAAGGGCAAACGGCTACGTCCGCTTTTTCTGCAACAGGAAGCGGTAGCGCGATCACTTGCTACACTACTTGGCGACTTATTACTCATGGAACTTGGACGGGGAAGATAAGGGTTGAAAAATCTTCTGATAGCGGAGCTACTTGGACAGTTTTGAGAAGTTTCTCTGGAGCTGACGACTTCAATGTCAACACCTCTGGAACGGAAGATATTGAGTTAAACGAAGAACCTTTCCAAGTGAGAGTAGCGTGTACTTCTTATACTAGCGGTACGATAAATGTTGATCTAACAACAGATCCGTTCTTTCAGCAAGGGATAGCAAAAATAACAGATTTTTCTACTGGACTTTCTGTTACAGCTGAGGTCTTGACAGCTTTTGGGACAACTGCGGCAACAACAGCATGGGCAGAAGGAGCTTGGTCTGACCGGCATGGTTGGCCGGCTGTTTCTAGGTTCTATCAGGATAGGCTTGTTTTTGCTGGCACTTATGACGAACCGATGACTCTTTGGATGAGCACAACAGGAAACTATTTCAGTTTTAAGCGACACACATCGCTCTTATCGTCAGATGGGATAACGACAAACATTCCAAGCAGACAGCTTAACGCTATTAACGGCTTGGTTGCATTTAAGCGATTATTAGTCTTTACATCTGCTTCTGTTTGGTCTGTCGGGCCGGTATCTGGATCAGGGATGACTCCGACAGATTTCACTCAGGATGTAGAAGCCTACAATGGATCTAACGGAGTCAATCCGGCTGTTCTTGGTAACGAAGCTATTTATGTGCAGAACCATAGCAAAATTGTGAGTAACATCGGATACGACTATGCTTCTGACAGCTTTGCTGGGACAGATCTTAACATTCTCGCAAAACATCTTTTTGAACACTTCGACATCCTTGACGTCGCGTTTCAGAGAAACCCAGATAGGATTATCTGGATGCTTAGAGACGATGGTAAGTTGATCGGGATGACTTATCTAAAAGAGCAAGACGTAGTTGCTTTCCATTGGCACGATACCGGACAGGCAACGGAAGATGAGTTTGAGTCTATCTGTGTCGTTCCTGCGGACGGGTTTGACGAAGTATGGTTTTCAGTCGCGCGAGAAAACGGAAGGTTTATTGAAAGAATGGTTCTTCGTAACGCTACTCAAGATTGTGGCGGGATTTCAGAGATTACTCCAGAGAACCAGATCTTTATGGACTCTTGCGTTGATTATATTGACGGTAAAGAGATCACTACTATTTCTGTTACCTACGACGGAGTTTTTACAATAACAGTTGTAGGCCATTTATTCAGTAACGGAGACACGGTTACGTTAAAGAATGTAACTGGCGCAACGGAACTTACAAACACAACTTGGGTTATTGGTAATGTAACCGCAGATACCTTTGACCTTATTACGGCGGTAGTTTAATGGCGTATATTGACGACGAAGCACTATTTATTAGTCATTTTGATGGAGAGGACGGAGCGACTGACTTTACAGACTCATCTTTCTATCCACATACGATAAATACTGTTGGCAGCCCAGTCAAAACAACAACATACCAGCAGTTTGGCACAGCGTCAGTAAACTTTGACGGAGCAAGTTATTTGTCTATTCCTAACCATGCAGATTTTCAGCTTGGAAGCGGAGATTTTACAATAGATTTCCAAGTTAGAGATAATATTGGGACGGGTAATTTAGGGTTCTTTGGAATGGAAGGTGGCGGTGATGGTTATTTATATATGGCTAGAGAAGGCAGCTCGCTAAGGTTTAGAGATTATCAGGGGCTAGGTGTTAATATCTCTGTTGGATGGACTCCCATTGTTGGCACTTTTTATCATTGCGCAATAGACAGATATGGAAATTTGTTTACTATTTTTATTAATGGCGAGATTATAGCAACACAAACAATCGGTGGGTCAATGCTCGCAAGGACATCGCCTTTATTTATAGGGGCATCGTTTTCGACTAATTATATGTGGAACGGGCAGATAGACGAGTTCAGATGGTCTAAAGGTGTCTCTCGGTATGAAGGGGAAGCGTTCACGCCAGAGATAGCAGCGTACGAAAGGCTTAATACTGCTTGGCCGAACACTTGGTCTAGTGCAAAGGGTTGTTCCAACAAACACGCGTCTGCTTTTACTGGCATCGACCATTTAGAAGATCAGGCTATCTCGGTACTTGCTGATGGCGTTGTTGTTGACGATATTACTGTCGATAACGGAGCTATTGCTTTAGACACATCTGCTTCCCAAGTTAAGGTTGGGCTTCCTTATGACAGCGAGTTTGAAACGTTAAATGTTGAGATCCCGACTAAAGAAGGATCCCTGCAAGGACAACACGTTAAGATTAGTAATGTAACATTCAGACTTATAAACAGCCGTGGCGGATATATCGGCCCGGAAGAAGATGTTGTTTATGAAGCGTTAACAGCTGATAACCTTGATAAAGGGAAACAGGACGCACCCAAGCTTTCTTGCCGGACAGCTGATTTATATACAGCTGACGTTCGCGTTCCTTTAGGCGCTGGATATAAAAGAGGTGGAAGAATTTATTATAAGCAAACAGATCCGTTGCCGATAACAATAGGCGCGGTTATTCCTGAGGTAAGCATTTAATGGCTGTGTATATAGACAATCGACGATGGTCTCGCATGAGAGATCATGACAAGACGGTGTTTAATTTCGACCTTGCTACTTATGGCGGTATTCATTGGGATAATACCGTAATAGCTCTAGTTTTCTCTGTCTGGACTTTTCCTTATAATGAAAGAAGGCCTAATATCGTTAGTGTTACTCGTCAAGGAAACGCTTTTGCAGAGTATGTTCCCGCAAGAAAAGAGTACGAGTCTATTGTTGGATGGGGTGGAGCAATAACAACTTATGTTTATTACCAGCTTGGAGCAGAT